CTCCTGCAGGAGGCGCAGCATCTGAAGAACTTCCCGAGCATGATGCTTGGCCTACGGGAGGTGTATCCTTGGCAGGAGGCGGTGTTGGGTGCGCTCAATGAGAAGCACGCGAAGGTCGCGCTGAAGGCTGCGAACGGCTCGGGCAAGACGAGCATGGTCGCCGCGAGTGCGGTGATCTGGCACATGCTCCGGTATCCGGGTAGCTTGGTCGTATGCACGGCGGGTGTGTACCGTCAGGTGGCCGACGCTCTGTGGCCGCATCTGCGGAAGATGATCAATGGGTTGGGTGGTGAGGAGAACGGGTTCTCGATCAAGGATGGCGAGGTGCGCTATGTGTATCCGAGGCTGGTGGATGGCCAGGAGCAGGTGAGCCGGTGCATCGGGTTCTCAGCGAGCAACCCGGAGAAGGCGGAGGGCTGGCATGTGCAGGGTCCGAGTCAGGACTTGCTGTATGTGGTGGACGAGGCGAAGGCGGTACCGGACGGGATATTCCAGTCGATGGAGCGGTGCCAGCCGACGCGGGTGCTGCTGATGAGCAGCCCGGGAGGCTCCTCCGGTTACTTCTATGATGTGTTCCGTCGGAACGATGGGAAGTGGCAGACGTTCACGGTGACGGCGTTCGATTGTCCGCACATACGGAAGGAGTGGATCGACGAGCAGATGGCCCGCTGGGGAGAGGGCCACCCGCTGGTGCGGTCGATGATCTACGCGGAGTTCATGGAGGACGACGGGAGTCTGACCGCTGTACGCACCGCCGACTGGCAGAGACTAGTCAGCTCGCCCGCCAAGGAGGAGACCGATGGCCATCGCCTGACCGCAGGGTGCGATTTCAGCGCGGGCGGCGACGAGAGCGTGATGGCGGTGCGGCAGGGCAACGTGATCAAGGGGCTGGTGCGCTGGCGGGACAAGGACACGATGGCCAGCGTGGGGAGGTTCATCGCGGAGTTTCGGAAGTGGAAGCTGAAGGCCGAGGATATCTATGCGGATGTAGGAGGCATGGGCGTGGTGATGTGCGACGCGCTACGCGCCGAGGGTTGGGATGTGCGCCGGGTGAACTTCGGTGAGCGGGCGATTCGGGATGATCAGTTCGTGAACCGTGCGGCGGAGATGTGGATTGAGTTCGGGCGGATGGTGGAGGAGGGGAAGGTGAATCTGGGGCCGGTTGGGAGTGATGAGGTATTGCTCCAGCAGTTCGTGACCCGGAAGGTGCGGACCAATGGGAAGGGTAAGCTGACCCTGGAAGGCAAGGATGAGTTGCGCGCACGCGGGATCAACAGCCCGGATCGGGCGGACGCGGTTGTGCTGGCGTTCTGTGGCGGGGGCGGGAAGCGGATGGACGAGTATTTCAAGGCATTGGGCGAGGATGGGCGGAGCCTCTTGGAGCGGATGGAGGATGAGATTGGCCCACTGGAAGCGGAGGAGAACGGGGTTGCGCTTGCTGGTTGTGAGGTGGGGGGATAAGGGTTCAAGGAAATGATGACCGAGAAGGGGCGGAACGATTTGCACGGGCAGATCCTGACTTCGATTGAGCAGCGGAGTCCTTGGGAGCTGCGGCAGACGCGTTGGTATGAGTTGCGGCACCACGGGTTGCGGCGGACGAACAAGCCCTGGCCGAAGGCTGCGGATCTGCACTGGCCGCTGATCGACACGGCAATCGAGAAGCTGAAGCCCCTCTTCCTCCAGCAGGCGTTGGGCATGGATGTTGTGGCCAGCTTTGTTCCGATGCGCCAGCAGTTGAACGCGTACACGAAGGTCGCGGAGGACTGGTTCAACTATAAGATCCGGGAGAAGACCAACTTCGTGGACGAGGTCCTGAGCTGGGTGGATTACACGCTGATGAGCGGGCGTGGGGTGATGAAGTGTATTTGGAATCCTGGCAGCAAGCGGGTGGATTTCGAGGCGGTGGACCCGATGTATTTCGTGGTGCCGCCGTACACGGTTGACCTCCAGGACGCTGACTGGGCGGTGCATGTGATGCCGATGAGTGTGGGCGCGTACAAGCGCATGGCTGGCCAGATGGGTTGGAAGGCCGATAGCAAGACGATCCAGAAGATCAGGGGCAACCCCCAGGAGGACGACAATATACCGGGAGCGGCGGAGGAGAACGATGCGAAGCAGTTGCGCGAGGGTATTACTTACACGAGCAACACCGATGGCGTGATCATCTGGGAGGTGTACCGGAAGCGGGATGACGGGGTGTGGGAGGTGTATCTCTATAGTCCTGCGGCGGTGGATCTGGATCTGCGGGACCCCATGGAACTGGCCTACGATCATGGGCAGTTGCCGTTCGTGGATTTCCCGTATGAGATCAAGGACAAGGGCTGGTTCAGCCCGCGTGGCGTGTGCGAGATCCTGGCTCCGTTCGAGCTGAGCATGACCTCGATGTGGAACCACAAGCATGACGCGATGACGCTCTACAACCGCCCGTTGTTCCGAGCGGAGCGCGAGCTTCCCAATAGCATCAATCTGCGGTTCCAACCGGGTCAGATCCTACCGTATGGCGTGGCCCCGGTGCAGATGCCGCAGCCTCCGGTGAGCTTCGATCAGGAATTGAACCAGACCCGAGCGGTCGCGGAGAACCGGATCGGGAGCCCGGACTACGGGATGGCCAGTGTGATGAGCGGCGGGAGCGACCGGCGGACGGCGACCGAGATCCAGAGCATCAACGCGCAGGCGATGCAGAGCGGTGATCTTCGGGCGCGGCTCTTCCGCATGTCACTGGGCAAGCTGTACCGTCAGGCGTGGGGCTTGTATGTGCAGTATGATAGCAAGAGTTTGCGCTATCGGTTCGCGGAGGACTCGTTGCAGGCGGACCCGGTGGCATTGCATGACCAGTATGAGCTTGAACCGAAGGGTGGCATGGACATGGTGAGTCGGCAGATGATGGTGCAGCAGGCCATCAACCGGAAGCAGTTGTTCATGAACAGTCCCTGGGTGGATCAGGTGGAACTGGACAAGAGCATCATGGAGTTGGACGACCCGAGTCTTGTGAAGCGACTGCTCCGTGATCCGGGCCAGAAGGCTCAGGACGAGCTGGAGGACGAGACCAAGACGATCCCGACGCTGCTGGTGGGTATTCCGGTGCCCGCGAAGCCGGGCCAGAACTTCGCCGGGCGGATCGGGGTGCTGGTGCAGTACCTGAATGGCGCGATGCAGCAGGGCCAGCAGTTAAGCCCCGCAGCGGCGAACGCCTTCATGCAGCGGCTGGATAGCCTGCTCCAAGGCTACGAGCAGGTGGCCACGAACGAGGCGAGGAAGCTGCGGAAGGAGATCCAGAAGTTCCTCGAGAGTACGGGTATGCTCCAGGCCCAGCAGCCCCAGATCCCGATGCAGCCCGCTCCGCCCGCGCCCGCGCCTGTCGCATGACCTGTAACGAATGCTTCTATTTCCGTGGCGGTGATCGGACATGCCGCCGGTTCCCGCCTACTGGGAGACCCAGTTGTTGGCCTACTATGAACGAATCCGATTGGTGCGGCGAGTACCGGGCGCAAGCTCCGGTGGTGGTGGTGAGCGTGGCCCCGGCGACTCCGCTCGAGCCGCGCAAGGAGCTGACCATGCAACCGCTCGAGGAAGGGGTGCCGCCCAAGACTCGGTTCCACAAGGTGAACCGGAAGGCCACGCTCACCGAGATCCAGGAGACACCGCTATTTGGAGGAGAATGATATGGCTGAATACCACGGCAAGAATGTCACGCTGAACAAGCCGTTCCGCACACCGGACGAGTCGAAGAAGAGTGCCGTGTATGTGCGGACCCCTAAAGGGACAGTGATCAAGGTGCGCTTTGGCGACCCCAACATGAGCATCAAGAAGAACAGCCCGGCCCATCGAAAGAGCTTCCGTGCGCGGCACAACTGCGATACGGCTACGGACAAGACCACGCCGAGGCACTGGTCGTGCGCGGCCTGGTGACACTAATACAACTACCATGAAGAAACAGGGAAAGTTCAGCAAACTGGCCGCGCAGCTTCGTAAGGAAGGCGCGGATGATCCGAAGGCTCTTGCCGCTTGGATCGGGCGCAAGAAGCTCGGGGCCAAGGAGTTCACGCGCCGTGCGGTCGCCGGTCGCAAGAAGGCCGCGAAGTAAATGGTCACAATCATTGGCCGACTCAGGGCCGCGTGGACGTTCACCCGCCATCAGAAGTGGGTGGAACCGTCTCCTTGGACAAAGGAAGACGCCATCGCGCTCAATAGCTTTTTCAAGGGCGACACCGGAAAGAAGTTCAAGGACGCCCTCCTGAACACGGTTCTGATGCAGAACGCTTCTGCGATTACGGACCGAAACCATTTGCAATACTCGGCTGGCTTTGCAATGGGTCAGGCGAGTCTTGTGAAGGTCATCGAAGTGATGGCCGATCAGGAATCAATCATTACGGAGCAGGATAGTGATTCGGATTCTGCTACGAACACATAGAATCAAAGTTGCGGTTGTTGGTCTGTGCGG